TTATTTAATTCTAATTTTCCAACTATGAGGAATTATTTCAGTGTCAACATCTTCAACATCATTTTCTAAAATATAAGCTAACATGGTTGGTAAGTTAAAGAAAAACTCTATCTCTCTACCTTCCTCGGTCTCTTCGTATATTTTGATTTTAGATATTAAAGATAACAACTCCTCAAAAGTATAAAATTCTTTCCTAGACATCTCTTGAATCTTTGCATAACTTCGTTTAATTTGTTGTTCTTCCTGTTCTATATAGGATAAATCATATTTTGCTTTTTTCCGTTCTAGTTCCTGTCTTTTTTGTTCTAATTGTTCAACTTTTCGTTGTGTTGCAGATATAACAAACTCATTTACCTCATCATTGTTTATAAATGTATCGAGTAGTCTGTTTATCTGTTTGTTAATTTCATTAATTTCATTTTGAATACTATGTCGTTCTTTTTCAATATTTTCTCTTTTTCTTTGCTGGATTTTCATTAACATTTCGTACAATTGTTCTTCTTTATCTTTTTTAGTGATCATGGATTTCATAATTTTCTCTTTAGAGAAGTTCATGATCTCACGTTCAAGAGTATTATGTGAAATCCCTTTCATATCACAAGTCCCATGCACTCTTCGATTCCGGCAGAAATAATTATACTCTGTAATTGTTTTATTTAATTTTTTACGTTTTTTAATTGCGCCCACTCTTGTAAAATACGCTCCACATTTTGTACAAATGAGTTTTTCATGGAACAAGCTCTTAACAATCCTTGCTCCTTTTTTGCTACCATCGGGCATCATATTTACTCGTTGCTCTAATATATCCTGTGCTTTCTGCCAAATTTCCTCATCAATTATCGGTGGAATAGCGTCATTAAGAATAATCCATTCGTTTGGATCACGTTCTTTTTTTCGCTTAGACGAGTCGGTAACAGCTGGATTTTTGTATTTATTTAAGACAACTTGTCCTTTGTATTTTTCATTTTTCAAAAGTCTTTTAATTGCTGTTCCATCCCATTTTTTACCCTTTCTAGTTTTAATCCCTTTGTTGTTTAGTTCAACAGCAATAGACTTAGTACCCATGTCTCGATTAACATACATATCGAATATCATTTTAACAACAGCAGCTTCTTCTTCGTTTATAACATACTTTTTTGTTTCTTTATCGTATTGGTATCCCAATAAAGGTGTAGACATATGATAGATCCCTTTTTTTGCACGTTGATTATACCCGAAACGAACTTTTGAAGAACGGTCAATTGACTCTTGTTGAGAAAAAAGTAGAAACAATCCAAGTCTAAACTCCCAATCATCCATTTCTGTTGATAAGTTAGCATTTTCAAAGAATATATAGACATTGTTTCTACGTAATATTCTAGCAATATCAATGGCATTAATATTTCTTGCAAAACGAGAAACGTCTTTGGTAATAATTATTTCAAATTTTGGTTTACGCTCTGATAATTCAAACTCAATTTTCCCATTACTCTTTTTAGTTACATCTATTCCTGCATCATAGAGCATTTCCAAAAATTTATCTCGCTTAATACTTACTCCCGATAGTCCCTCATCAGCATAAATCTTGAATATTTCATATCCAAGTTCGTTACAGTATTTTTCATAATATTCCTGCTGATTTTTTAATGAAGTCAGTTGTTCTTCATGATCCGTACTCACTCTTGTATAAATTGCTACTTTCATTGTTTCCACCCTTATTTACCTCTATTTCTACAAATATTGTACGGTGTATCCTAAAAGCTGTAAATAAAAACCGCACCTTAAACAAGTGCGGCTTTATCGCAAACCTCTTTCCATATTATACAAAAATCATTAACATCAATTTCATGAACTTCTCCATTTACTGTTTCAATTTTGATTTTCCGAATATCAGCCGTATTTTCGTTAACCATTTTATAAATTTTTTCCCAAGCATTTTGCTCCCCTTCAGCTTGGAACTCTTTAGATACATGTAGTTGAATTTCTCCGAAAGCCCAATAAGTATTTTTCATTTTATTGCCTCTCCCCTCATTGTTTTATAAATTACAATTTTCTACAAATTAAATTACAATTCCTGTGTATTTTTTCTTTTTCGCCCTTGTACAAAAGAAGCACCTGCCAGCAGATAATACCGTTGACTTTGTGACAAGTTAAGCCATTCTTTAGCTGTGATGATCATAATACCACCACCTTTTATATAGTAAATATAACCTTTACATTACTAAAGATATAATACAATATGGTAAAAGTTGCTGTCAACAATTATTTTTCATTTTCCTAAAGTTTTGATATACTTATCTAAAGTATTGATTCATATTATAAAATAACCACAAGTGAAAGGCTGGATGATGATACATGTTTTCTTATGCTCCATTGATGGCGACTCTCCATAAAAAAGGTATGACGAAAACAGAATTACAAAAATTAATCGGGGCTTCATCTGCTACATTTGCGAAGATCTCGAAAGATGAATATGTATCGATGAAAATTTTAGATGACATTTGCACAGTGCTTGACTGTGAAATTACAGATGTTGTTGTTCATGTAAAAGAAAAAGACCACTCGTAAATTTTGAGTGGTCTTAATTATTGAAGGCATCATATTGAAAAACACCGTTTGCTGATTGTAGCTTAATTTTCTCCGATTGTTGTATTGTTTGCCCTGCATATCCAATCTTCTTCATGAACTCATCTATACTTTCTGCTTGAGCAATAGGAAATGGATAATCTGATACATCCACTTTCTTATTCACCTTACCAATAATTAATACATGGGGGAAAATCGGTTTATTTGTGTTTACAAATTGAGTATATTTCCACTCTTCTGACTGATACCATTCAAGATATTGCTTTAACTTCTGTTCCGTTTGTTTTGCAGTATACAAAGAGTTTTGCGCTTCAATAAACCATCGGCTTCCCTTCCATCTTGCAAAAGCATCAGGAATAAAACCGTCAAGGATTGGCTCAATATCATATTGTTTCACTGCATCATATTTCATCATGTCGATGTAAATTTGAGCAATCAATAAATAATGGTCTACTTTCTGTGAGTTTTTCTTGATTGTTGTAGGATTCGGAAAATAGATGTACTGGTGAAATGCTTTATCGGTGTTTGCTGTGATATATCCATCTCTGCGAAGCCTTTTGAGAACAAAATTGGCATTGGTATGAGGCTTTTTACAATGACTAAAGAAAAGAGTAGCTATTTGGTCGCGGGTGAGGCATTTAAAACGCTCTAACGCTGCAATAATCTCTTTATCACGCTTCCTCATCTTCATCCACCCAAAACCATTGAATTTGCTTTGGTTGCAAGAAATGAGGTGTAGTATCAGTGATTTCATTTGTATTATTGTTTTGCTCGTCTTTTACCTCTTTTACTTCCTTCACCTCTTTATAAATCATGAATGGCTCAAGTATCTTTTTAGCCTTCTCAATATCGAGAAATGCTGACTGAATTTCCTCTTGCTTTTTAATCCTTAAAATAAATCTTCCCGGTTGTTCTAATTTATCGGCTCCGATTGTATTAATAACTCTTGCGTTTGTTGCATCTGTTACCTGAAAACCCATTCGTACAGTTAAATTTGCTCGAATTGTTGTATCTAACACATCGGCAGTAGGTCTTTGCATTGAAAGAATGGCAAATACACCTAATGTACGTCCAATTGCTACAATTTCAATCAAAATATCCATAATTTTTTGGTCATTGCGTAACATTACAAATTCGTCAATACAAACAATGATATAAGGTTTTTTATACTCTTCTGGTAAATCATCAATATGAGCAACGCCAAATGTATCGGTTAAATCACTTCGTTCATCTAGTTCCTTTTTAATATGCTGAAGCATTTTTCGAATATCTTTTGGTGAGCTTAAAACACATTTAACATGCTCAATCTGTCTAAAAATATGGAATTCACTCTTTTTACAGTCGGCAAGATATAATTCTAATTCATTCGGTTTCTTGTATTGAATAAGAGTTGTAAGAATAGATCGCAATTGAGTTGACTTTCCCGAACCTGTTTCACCAGCAATTAATAAATGCGGATTCTTCGTTAAATCAAACGCTCTCCATTGACCATTTTTATCTTTTCCGCAGATAATTGGTAATTTCATGTCTTTAATGACTCGATAAAAAGAATCGTAGTTATATAGAACTTTATCATCAAAAGCATTGTGATATATCGTCAAGGTAAATTTCTTAACATCTCCATCAATCTCGATCTCCCTACCGAATACTTGTTGAAAGACATATTCTTTCTTGTAAATATCTTTCGGATTCATACCATTTCTTAAGGTAAAGGAAAATACCGTCTTATTATTTTTAAATTGCACCGCATGGATTTTTGGATAGATACAAATCGTCTTATCTCCACTTTTATAAACCTGATAAATCTCAGCATTCCTAAAACATTTCAGGAGTACCGATTTCATTTGTTGTTTCTTAAGCCATTCCTTAAGCATTATTTCACCCCTAGAACGTTGTAAAAAACTTATAGGTAAAGTAGGCAAAAATACCAATCGGCAACAAAAGATTCATTGTCATTGAAATGATTTCTGCAAGAAAAGCATTGTCATTTCGGATTAAGTGTTTTTCGAGAATAGTAGTACCGATTAACATAATTCCAACACCAGCAACTAACAAAAGCGCAACATCTGCTGAAGAGCCACTGGGCATGAACGTTCTCGTTGAAATATCTACTCCCATAAATCCAAAAATTGGTGTATTATATTGTTTAGGAGACGATTTCGTTTTGTGATGCCCTGCCAAGAAATCACGGACGGAATATGTCTCCGTTTTTGTTTTAAATAACATCTTTTTCCTCCTTGCTTAGAGAAATACATCCAGTAACTCACAAAGTTTCGCCTAACTATTGTTGCTACTCATTTTCTCTTAATAATTCGATTAAATCCCTTTATATCAACGATTCGGACACGAAAACTTTAGTAAGGTCTACTTTAGATGCAACTAGATTTGTTACTAAAGTTAAAATAGAATCCTTGCTTTAGTTGTTACTAAAGTTAGATATAACTATTTGCAATGTCATTATTGATGGTGACTTCATTCTGAAACGGAGTTGTTATCGATGGTTTTTGCATATTACCTTCCATATCACGCTGAATCAATCGTTTGATATATGCAGAGAAATTTGTTCTTTTCATCGCATGGTTGTATAAGGCACATTGGTCAGGATCAGAAAGGTTAAATGCAACTGGTTTACGAATGATTCGAGCCATATAATGCCCTCCCAATGTTGAAAAATCCAATGCAATTAGCATAAATAGGTGGATAATGTTTATCGTTTAACATAGGGTGAAGAACCTTAGCATAGGGAAAGTAAGTACGTATCGGTTCTAACAAATGCTCCGCAATTCCCCCAACTAAAAACACGTCATCATCTTTTTTCCAGCGTTTTGACATGTGGGAATAGATCCCCCTCGCTAATTCACTAAAATTTTTATTACGAATCGTATTAAAGCCAAATGGTAATGTTTCGGAATCACGATTCACATACTTCATATCAAGTAGAGTTGCACAATTAACTGTTGCACTCCCAACATCAATAATTCGATTTAATCCGTTCATAGGAGTACTTAATAACGCTGATGCTCCTTCTGCTGCTACCTCACATTTACTAATCGTAAACGTTTTTGTTACACCATTAACTGTTAGGGTGTGTCTCCCCATTAACATCCTCTTGATTTTCTGTTTTTCTTCACGTGTATGTCTGGAGATTGGTTGACCTACTACAATCTCGTAAACATTTGAATTGCTATATCTATGAAGTGCAAGTAGTATTCTAATCTTTGCATCCTCATGTGCTTTGGTTTCTCCCATTATTGATCCACCAAAATCCGATTCGATTAGTGCAAGAGTGCCTGCAAAACCTTTTCGACCATTGTACTCCCAAACCATTCCGTCACCGTGATTGTTTTCGAGATTCCTTTCTTGATATTCTCCAATCGCTGCACAAAATTTATCCAAACCTAACGACCCTGCAACTTTTACTTCGTTATTACCACCATCGACACCCACAATCATATTTTCACCCCCATTGGTTATTCAGTAGTTAATCACTAGACAACATTCCGGGCTTGTGAGTTATTACATAGTGATTAACTACGTTTTGATATAAGTTTATGGGTGTTTGTTTGTCCACTGAACTTGTACTTCAAATTTTTTTGAAGAATGATTAAAAAAATTTAAAACAGGAATCTAAATAAATTTGAAGAAATGGTACAAGAGGCTTTAAACGGAGGAATTAAAATGAGGAATAGAATATCTCTTATTATTAGAGAGAATGGACTTAAGCAAAACCATATCGCTAAAAAAATGAAGGTATCCGAACAAACTTTTTCAAACTGGTGTAGAAATGTGACACAACCAGATCTTATTCAGGCATACGAACTATCAAAAATATTAGGAGTGAAAATGGAGGAACTAATTGAGGTTAAAGACGAGGAATAAAAAACCTACTCGCTCTGAGTAGGTTACTTAATCATTAATTCTTCAAGTTCCTTTAATAGTTGTTCCATGCCCTCCCGACTTAAAACAATTTTTCCATCAGCTAACTTAAAGTTGTCATCTGATACTTTTCCTGTAATCATACAAGCCATTTTAGGCTTGTATTTTTTTAATACGATATGTTCCCCATCTACAAAAATTTCTAACGCATCTTTGACCTTAATGTTCATCGTTTGTCTAATTTCTTTCGGTATAACGATTCGCCCTAATTCATCTACATTGCGAACAATACCTGTAGAATTCATACAAATCACCCTTATACACTTTTTAAGTTTATTTTACTATTAAATTTCCAATATGAGCCAATTAAATGACATTTATTGTCGGTATTGATTAATAATAGTAGAATAATAGTAATAAATAACTAATAAGGGGTTAGGTAGCGTATGAGAAAGTTTTTTATGTTATCCTTCGCTTTAGTAATGATGTTGTTAACCGTAGACCATGTTTTTGCCCATCCCGGGGGAAGAGATGAATTGGGCGGACATTTTAGAAGATCAGACTGCACTTATTTTTTACATGAACCAACATCCATTGCAAGATCTGCTAAGAATATGCAAGAATTAATCGCATTAATAAAAAAGTACAACAGTAACTCTAAATGCATAAATACTCTAAATGAAAGCAAGGTTGACCTAGAAGGATTTACATTCAGTAATGGTACACCCTCTACCAATCCAACACCAAATCAAACAAAACCAGCACCGAAACCAACACCTCAACCACAATTACAATTAGGACAAAAGTATTCAGCTACATTAGCAGGTTGTACAGACGGAGATACTGCTAATTTTGTAATCAATGGGAAAACATACAAAACTCGCTTCCTGTATATTGATACACCAGAGAGTACTACACAAGTTGAACCATTTGGAAAAGAGGCAAGTGAATTTACTTGTACATTTTTAAAAAGTGGGAAAATAACTCTTGAAACAGATGGGAATTCGCTTTTTGACAAGTATGATCGACTTTTAGCATGGGTATGGGTTGGAGATAAACTTCATCAGGAGGAAATTACGAAAGCTGGCTTAGTTGAAGATTTTTATGATTACGGAAATTACAAATACGAAGATCGAATACATGCAGCGATGGAATATGCAAAAACGAACTATACAGGAATGTACGCTTCGTTAAAACCAGCAGAACAACCTAAATCAACAGAGGATAATAAATCAGAAGGGAAACCCGAAGAATCCAAAGAAGACGATGCAGAAAAATTTGAGGAAAATAAGGAAACTAAATCAAAAGATGAGCAAGTAAAAACGGATGAGTCAAATAAAAATGACGATAAAGAAGGAAGAGTTGTTAAAAACTCTGACGAACAAGTAGCATCTCAACAAGTGGCAACAGAAGACCCGACAGCCCTAGATTATGTATTACTCATATTGGTTTTAATCTTAGTTATCGTATTCTTCAAGATTCCGAAAATAAAAGGTCGATATGGAGTAAGACCACTGATTGCTCATAAGCTACGTTCAAGAAGGACTTGGTTAAACATTATACTAGGAATTATTTATCTATTTTTCTGGTTTATTATATTAATAATTGTCGTTATGGAATTTGTACATTTAAACAAAACCAAAAAACACGTATCAATGTAAAAATAAAGCCCTTCTCCTCATTTGAGAAGGGCTTTATTTATATTCAATTCCCAAGTCTTGAATGATGTTTTCGGTTTTCTCAAACAATTCATTACACGTTAATTACATTAGACTAGAAGGTTGTGTATTCTGCTCGATTTATAAAAAATTAGCCGATTTGAGCCACGTTTCTAAACATGGTAATAGAATTCTATTCAACCAATTCTCTAACCTTTAAATCGGCTAATTTTCTCTAAAACGTACAACCTTTTACATGTTTAATTTGTTTTTGCTAAACGAAAGGCTGAACGTTTACGATTAATTGGTACTTTGTATTGAATACCAATAAGCTTATCAAATTTAAAATATTCAGCCATGATATCAAAATCTTTGTAATAACGTTTAATGCGTCTCATAATATCTTTGCTTTCTGTATATAAACAATAATAATCACCACATTTCCAAACTTCAGCCATTTGAAGCACGCCCCCCTAATAAAAAAGGTGAGGATAAACAATCCTCACCCTTATTTGCGATTCATACGGATATACAAATCTAAATCCCTAAATAATTGTTGTGGATTATCAGCTTTTATTGTAACGTTGTGTAAATGATAATGATGTTCTGTGTTATTATGATTGTTTGTTATTCTTTCAGACTTCATATTCTGTTTCATTCTATCCCATACTGCATCTGCAAACGGAGCCATATAGGTAGGATTTTCTAGAGGTAATATTGCTTCACGTCCATTTTCAGCAAGCCCAACGATTGAAGGCTTATCAAAGATCCCCCCTGTTTGATACCAATCAACTGAAAAAGTTGGTATTTTAACAGATAAGTCTCCTACACCAAACGATTTCCAGTCTACATCAATATGAGGGAGCTTTGGTTTAGGAATTTTAATTTCTAAATTGCTAAATGCTGATTTGATTTTATCGATAATATCAAGGACTGTACTTTTCGCTGATTCAATCGGGGAAGTAATGGCAGTCTTAATACCGTTCCACACGCTAGTTGCCGTTGACTTAATACTATTGAAAATACTTGATACGTTTGATTTCACTGAATTAAATACTGAGGAAACTGTACTGGAAATACTGTCTATTGTGGAAGAAATGGATGATTTAATTCCATTCCAAATGGTACTCACTGTAGTTTTTACCGAATTTAGCGTGTTGGAAATAAAGGTTTTAATGTTATTCCAAACGCTTTGGATATTTGAACTTATACTATTCAAAATTGATGAAATATTGCTTTTGATAGTATTCCAAACAGATTGGATTAAAGAAGCTATTCCATTCCATATTGTAGAAAATACATTTTTAATGACATTAAGCGTTGTTGAAATTGTATTATGTATTCCATTAATGGCTGACTTTATAACCCCATTGATAGTATCCCAAACACCTTTTGCAATACTCTTTATCCCTTCCCATACACCCTTCCAATCACCGGAAATGAGGGAAAGAACGGTTTTAATAATACCACGTAAAATTTCGAGCAGTCCTTTAATAGTCTGTCCAATAGCTGACCACGTTGTTTTAGCCGCTGTTGTAATTTCATCACCGTATTGCTTCCAAATTTGTTTACCAAATGTAACAAAGTCATTGATAATTTGTTTGAGAATCCCAAGATTTTGTGTAATTGAAGTAGCAACTTCTGGTGGAAGAATTTCTTGGATAACACCTTTCCATCCAGCATTTTTAAAGGCATCTGATATACGATTGATGAGGTCAATAATAGAGGGGAGAAAGGATTTTATTTTATCAAATAAGTCACTTGTTACCATTGCGGAGAATGACTTAAGGTTATCTTTTAGTGTAGACATCATACCGTTAAACGTTTGACTTTGTTTCTCCATCGCACCACCAAAGCGATTACCCATTCCTTCAACAAGGGCTGGAATGACTTGATCAGCCATTAATTTGCCTTGTTCGGACATTTTCATCAACTCAGGAACAGATTTATCCATTGTTTCAGAGAGAATTTGCCATGCAGGAATCCCGCGCTCCGCCAATTGGTTCATTTCCTCTGCTGATGCTTTTCCTTTTGCGGACATTTGAAAGAGAGCCATCGACACACCTTCAAGTTCTTCCTGTCCCCCACCGACTGCTGATACCGCATCACCGACTGCTACGAGGGTTTCTTTCAATTTCTCTCCCTCAAATCCAGCCATATTAAGAAGCTTCGCACTCTTGTCTAGCCCTTCAAATTCGAATGGAGTTTTAGCACCAAGTTCTTTTAAATCTTGTATTGTTTGCTTTGCTTCCTCTGCGCTACCAAGAAGAGTTGTCCATGCAATTTCTGACTGCTCCATCATTGCATTGAATTCTATACCTGTTTTTGTAGCAAGTGTCCCAACAGCAGCAATAGCAGCACCAAGTCCAGCAATTGCACCTGTCGCAAGTGTTCCCACTGTCGCTCCCCATCGACTTGTACCAGATTCAAAATTCTTTAAATCTTTTTCGGCTTGATCCATCTTTGTTGTAAATTTTGAATCATCAAGCATTATTTCCGCTTTGTAACTACCGAGATCAACTGTCGCCATCATTTCTCACCTGCCTTGTAGCCCGATACTTGACGAAGCTTTGCAAAATCTGGCTCTGTTTGTTTCATACGTTCACATTTTTCGAGATGTTCTCTACCCTCTGGAGTACTCATGAGATCGAACATTTGACAGTACTTCAAATACGCTAAAAAAATCGCATACGGTAGATTCATGATTTCCGTATGCGACATCCGAGTCTTCATATTAAGATACGCAACCTTTTCCATGAATTTAATTCCTTCGCTTCCCCTCGCCTTCCCTTCATCAGTCGGAAGGGAGGGCATTAGGAGTTTGGGTTGGAATTAATCTCCATCATTGTTTGCTGGTAAATTTCAACCACTTTACGCATCTGAACAGGAAAAAACTTTCGGAGGACTTCTTCAGTCGTTACTTTCCGTTCTCCTTGTGAAAGAAGAGTTGCTACCATTTCTGCGAGAAGGTGAATTTGTTCTTCTGCGTTTTTTGCTTTTTTTGATTTGTTTTCGATAGCGACCATCTGCAAAACGAGTTGAGTAGACGGTGAAGATGGTACTTCGAATGTTTCATCACCGATTTTGAATTGAATGGATTCCTGCACAAGTAAATCTAAATCAACAATTTTCATATACTTTCATCCTCCTGTAATTTTTGAGACATAAAAAAGGAAGGGAACTCCCTTCCAAATTAGATTTCTTCGATAATTTCAACTAAATTACCATCTGTTTTATTAGGAACAGCCATAGCAATAAATTCCATGTCTAACACAGTTTCCTTTTCTGCATCAAAATTTAATTCAAAGCCTTTTTGATTTTGTGCTTTGAAGATATTAACAATCAAACGCTTCCCTGAAGGTTTATAATGTACGAACCGTAAGAAGTTTATTGGTACATCTCTTAATCCGCCAATTCCGATACGTCTTTTTCCTGCTGTTGTATCTTCTATATAACTCGCAGCGTTGAGTCGAGAAATATTTTGCAAATAAAACGTACAAAGACCTGTTTTAAAAATAACCTCTTCAGACGTTTTAAAATTAGCTAAAATATTGTTTTGCGCTCCACCACGAACCTCTTTAAACGTAGGTTTGTATGTCAGTGTTGCTCCACCAGAAATTTCTCCGATTTTAACTAATGCAGCTTCAATTTCAGCCTCTGTAGCGTTTGGTTCAACGACTCCCAAGAACAAATCGCCCGAACCAAGTAAAATCGTATTTGTTTCAGTCGCCATCTTTAAATCATCTCCTTTACTTTTACATGAAAAATTAACAATTGCTCATAAACTCCAAGATCATCAACAAACAAAACGCCACCGCCAATGTGTTTGGCATGGTAGATGGCTGTATCATTCACGGTGAACGGTTTTGACTTTGCACGAAAATGCAAAAGATCAATTAATCGTTTTGCGATTTTCTCCATTTCAACCACATTTTTCGAGACAATACGAATGTCACAACGATATGTATCAATTTCTCCAGCTTCATACGGAAAAGTTTCAAAAATCACGTATGGATAGTCATTTCGATTGTAAGGAACACCTGCCGAAATTCGCTTGTTTTTTGGTGTGTAGTCTACAAGTGAAATCAATTCAGTATCAGAAATAAAAAGGGAATGAAGTATTTGTGAAATCGTCATTTTACTCCCATCCCCTTCCGTATCATATCCCCGATTTTGTCTCTGTTTTCTTCAATAGCAGGGCGCAAATATGGCTGTGGTTTGATATTTTTGCTTGCCACTCCGAATTCTGTTGCCGCTGCATATTCTGCATTAGAGCCGACATATGCTTTTGATTGCGTTTCGCTATTCTCTACTTCATGTGAAATGGATCTTCGAAGGTGTCCTGTATCGACTGGTGCCCGAAGTTTCGCTTCAGCCTCAACAAAAATAGCAATCTGCTGAATTGTTCGCTCTCTTCTTTCCTTCATTTTCTGAATCTCTTCCTGAAAACGACTCATGACATATCATCCTTTTTAATCAACACTTCATAGTGCCGATCATAATCCATTACGCCTGTAATGGTATAATTTTCATTTCGATATTCAATTTTTTCACCTAATTTCAAACGTGCATCCGGCTTTGTGAACAGCCGATATTGTACATCAACTACAATTCCGTAGCGATTTTCAGCTAATTTTGAGGAATAGGGTTCAATTTCACATTGGATAGGAATTCTTACAGGAATCGTCTCATAAATCGGTTCTCCGAAGTCATTCCAGCCGACTAATACTTCTTCACCTTCAGCAAGAAGATATACTGTTTTCGTTAATCTCATACGATTTTCACCCTTCGATATCGATTCAATTGAGCAAGGATATCATCGGGCAACGAATCACGATACGTTTCAGAAAGTGAACCTTTTTGCTCACTTTTCACGTTTTCTACACCATTCATCCGATAGCGATAAACAGCAATATCTTCAATCACTTCGTCAAGTTCGGCAGGAATTGTATCAAGATTGCAGTAATTTTTTACGAATTTTTCTGCACGAGAAAGGTAAAGATTGAGCAGATTATCATCGTCATTATCAAAAATCCCTAACAATGTTTTCACATTTTCCAATGAAGGCATTTAAATCACCCCTTTTTCGCAGGTGATTTTTTAGGAGTTGACTTTGGTTGTTCTCCCTTGACTTCTGTATCAGAATGCACTAACTCATATCCAAAGTCATAAATAAGAATATTTTTAATTTCTTCACTATCTGTTTCACCCAGTCCATTAGTGAATTTTACACCGTATGTTACGCCATTATAGTTGTGATTTGGTGTTTTAATTTTGTACATCTAATCACTCCTTAGCTAAAATAAAGAGAGGATGGAAAAACCACCCTCTCAGCAAGAAAGATATGTATTAAACAATTAATCCTTTTAAACGTGCTGCCGCTTTACCGTTGAATACACCAATTCCACAGTAGAATTCGATGCGTGTACGATAAGCTGGTTTAGATTCAAGTTCACCTAAATCATAAACTTGAACTCCACCATTTGTTAAGCCAGAAACAAATTCATCTGCTCCAAACTTAACTGCATAGATTGAAGTTGTATTATTTGCTGTACCTTGAACTTCATCATGACCAATAATTTTTGTACCGTCAGTTTTTTCACCAGCAGCAAACATTGGCACTCCATCGTAAGCCATTACACTTCTACCAAATGCATCAACAGTTTTATCAAAATAGCCTAATTGACGAGCAATAGATTTTATCTTTAATAGTGTTTTAGAGTCCATGAATAATGCATCTGCTTTTCCAGCAGTTTGATAAATTAAAGCGTCTAATGCTTCAAGGAATTTATACATACTTCCTTGGTCAGCATCAATGTCCAAGCCGTTAGTATCAGCTACGATAACTTGATTTCCTGTTAAACGTTTTTTAAGTCCATCGAAGGAATTAGCATCAGTTGCCGTATCACCGTTGAAGAAAGTATCTTGAAATTTATAAGCCAATGCTTTTGTTTTTAAAGCAGTTTGAATAGCACGTTGATCGTTAATATTGCTGCGAGTTTGAGCAATAAATTTGTCAACATCAGCATCTCCACCGAGAATAACAAGAGATTCCGTTTTTGGATTTACTGTGCCAGTTGATTCAGAATATGCACCATTTACTGCACGGAATTCAACACCCGGAAGTGTTAATTCTTCATTGTATTTGTAGGAGTTACCTTGAATCTCAATGAAAGGTAACATCTGAAGAACTGGGGCATGTAACACAAATGTTTCCATTACACCTTTCTTTAACGTATCTTGAGATAATTTTGCAGATTCTAATAATGTAATAGCCATATTAAATCACCTTTCCTTTTTATTTTTTAATTTTTAGATTGAGAGTAAGCCACACTCATCAATTGAGTTGGCGATAAATTTTCTAAGTTTTGAGTCGTAGAGTTATTAGCGTTTAAGTTAGTACCACTAGATTTAAGTTTTTCTTCAATAGCATTCTGAATATGTGTGTTAAATACTTCTTCAAACTTTGCTAAATTACTTAATGTAGATTCTTCGCTGTCACCAATCATGAAATCAACGATGCTTGAAGGAAGTTTCTTTTCAGAAAGAACAGTAAGAGCCTTGTTTTTTAATGCCTCTTTTGTCTTTTCTTGTTCCATCTGCTTAATTTTCTCTTCAAGTTCACGAACTTTTCTTTGTTCAGGAGTTTCTGCTGGATAACGTTTTGAGATCTCTTCGTCAATCAGTTTTTGAAGGTTATTTTTCTTCCACGTTTCCAAGCCTTTTGAGAAATGTTTGTCTTTCTCTGAATCAAGCCATTTTTTATAATCTTGATTCTCTGAAAATAATTGTTGCATCTCCTCAACGCTCAATTGTTTTAAGCCCTGAAGATATGCTTTAACTTCTTCATTCTCTTTGTTTTGTTCAAAAAATTCCTTAACTAGTTCTAATGTGATTTCCATAAATATTGACCTCCTTTGCCCTTTCAACGCTTTAGCCCTGAAAGTGCAGATTTTTTTATTTTTCGATTGTTCTTTAACGTCTGCAATCGAAAAAAAGACAATATAAAAAGCCACTTCAATAAGAAGTGACTATTGTTTGACTCTTGAGTTATACCATTCATCGTAATTTTTGTATTGAATGATTTGTTTTGTTTCGTTATCTTTTCTTCGTGTTGGTTCATATCCTTCAATGATAGGAATCCAACACGAACGACAATTCGGATGTGCAGGAATCATTGGACGATTCGGATCATCAATACTCCATTTCTTCCCATCTCTACTACGACATATATCTGATGTACGATTATCGAGTGTTGCTGTATACATGAGATACTGAACAACACCGCTATCTTTATAAATCTTTTCATTTGCTGACGAAATTATTCTTCCTGCCTCTGTACGGATTAGACGTTGGGAACTATATGCACTTGAATTGAATTTTTGGTCAATTCTTTTTGCGATTTTGTCCAACGATTCACCTTGAGAAATGCCGAGATGAAGTTCGGTTCTCAATGCACGATGTAACGCCTCAATATTTGACCAAATACGATCAGAAAACGGAATACCACTCCAGTTAAAATTGACAATCTCATCAATTACTTCTTTTCTCAACAACGAAAATGAAATAGATACACCGATACTTTTTTCAATCTCATATGCTGTACGATAGTAGGCAGAAGCAAATACATTCGCAAGGATAGATGTAACCAATGCAATTTCTGAAATTCCGATATTTCTGATTTCTTCTTGCATTTGACGTTCGATTCTTGAAATGTCGGATACATTTACTTTTCCGTCATTACCATATCTCATGAACAATTCAGCAATTAATTGCTTTATATTGTCACGATGACGCTTATATAATTTCAATACTTCTCGATGTTCTTTTTCAGAAAGATTGAATAGCTCATCGACCATTTTCAAAAATTCTTTTTCATTCATTTGTGTCACCTATAGAATCGAGATTCATTGCATCTTGTTCCTTTTTAAGTTTTTCAATGACTTGTTTTGGGTTCTGAATGCGCGGATGCCATGATAGGCGAGTTTCTAAGTCTACTGTATTCGCAAGCTGCACAATTTCTTGTGTAATCTCCATTTCGTTTTGTGGAGTGTTTCGACTGAATTGGAATTGAATATCTGTATAGTTGTAGTTCGCACCCTTCAAATTAAGGATATTTGTAATCAATCGAATACGTTTCCGCAATGCTTTTTCCATTTTGCGTTCTTTTACAGAACATTTTGCTTCAAGACTAAACAATTTGAAACCGATCGCAATCCCCGAAAGGTTTGAAGAAAACTCCTCTGTTGTCAATTTTGGCGTTGCTGTTTGAATATGTATCAAATCATCGATCGTTTCAAAGAAATTTTGCTGGAACTGATTATTTATATTTTTGATGAGCCATGAAGCATCGCCTTGCTGATCTAGCAAAAGTACTCCATTTTGCCGCATTTGCTCAACGTCTCTTGGTTGTGTACCCTGATATCCTTTGATTAATAAATAACAATTGGCAAATGATTCCAACTCGTTTGCACTATCTGAAAGGATTTTATCTATAGCATCAACCAATGGGATTTGTTTTTCGAAATCCCCTATCTCTTCATCATTATTTTTATAGATGATGACAGGCACTTCCCCAAAATAATGCGGAATGGAACGATCAAGGATAAACGTTTCACCACTATCAAACGATGTGAAATAATGAAATCCTTCTGAATCGTATACTTCAACCTTCATTACGTCTGAATCGCCTTGCTTTTCGTTCCAGTAGCGAATGCCGAAAAGGATATTGCCTTGACTATCTTTTTCAACGTACATTTCAATAGGCGAATATTGCTTGAAACGGATGTTTCCTTGTGGGTCAATATATGTTATTTCGTAACACTTTCCGAAAATAGAAAGATCCTTCACATTCTCCGCATTTATATCCTCCTCATCATTGAAAAGGAAAATATTTTGGAGATCGGAAAGATACTTTTCGTTGTTGGAACGTGAAAGATATGTGATCGGCTTGGAAGCGAAGTAACCAACTACCGTATCAATGATCAAACTACAGTAGCTTGTAGCGATCTTGTTGTTTGGCTTGAGAGGATCGGGTAGAGTACGCTTCAAGATGTCATTTTTGCCCGTGTAATATCTATACAATTTTTCATATCTAGGTAATTCTAGACGATGTTTTCGTATAGCTTCTTTTATTTGTTCTGATGTTAGCACTTTTCCACCTTCTTTCTTTTAAAGTCCGAGTAATCTTCGGTCGAGCGTTTGAATGCGCTTATTATGTTTCAGCATTTGCACCGCTCCAAATAATGAGTCGGCACAATCATCATGTTTCGCTTTAGAAGAATAATCTCGAATTTGAGTGTTATAAGCATGATTATCTGGATTAAATAAGATTTCTCCCGAATTGATTTCTGGTTGTAAAGACTCAATCCGAGTATGCTTATTCCCTTTTGAATTGACTCCTATTATTGGTAAATAAATCTTTTCTTTCCATAGTGCTTCTTCAAACTTTTGTTTCATATAGGATTGTGCTTGTATTGATTCAAATCCAATCCTATCAACAGGAATACTTTTAAGTTTATCGGCAGCAATTTTAAATAACTCATCAGGTAATACTTTGTGCATTGAGCCATCAATTACATATTTTTGATTTGTTTTCTTGTGTTGTCCTAGAATGGTGATGGCTGAAAAGTCGTTTCGTTTACCCGATTTAATGGCAGGGTCAATATACATGACAATATCCATTTCATTAAAATCAGGTAGGGTTTTCCAATATTGCATTTTCTGAAATATGTATTCGCCCGCTGATTTTGGTTCATTCATTAATTCTTTCCAAAAAGAAATTTCACCATCATCAATTTTCTTTTTCATTAAATCGTAATATGTCCATCGTTCATTCCATAAAACTTCTGTTCCTTTTAACATTTCTTCTTTATGAGCATTAAAAAAAGATAGAGCTGTATTTTCTCTATCTGGATCTTCTCTATTTGTGTAAAGTGATTCCCATTCTGACCATAAATCAATGGCATCACTAAATTTTATAACTGCTTGTTTTCTGATTTTTTTCCATCCAGTAGTGGATTCATCAAGCAATTCAGAAATCAAATCGTTTTCACTTAAAGTCGTACCAACTACAAGATAGTTGGAATAAGAATCCCCCAAGTTTAAAACAGATTCTTTAAAAAGATTCTTTACTTTTTCATTTTTTGATTCAGATTCAACCATACTGTCAGTCAACAAATCATCACACAGGATTAATTGAGGGCGTAATCCTTTCCATTTAATTCCCCTCAATGTTCCCAACAATCCGCGTGCCATGATGCACGAGTCATTTTTCAACCATATTTCTTGCGCTGACCATTTTTCAGATGATTTTAATTCCCCAAAATCCTCAATAATCGCTTCATTATTTGTGATTTCTGCCTTAATATCGTTCATGAGTGCTACTGCTAAATCATCAGATGCACTTAAAATAAGTAAAAAACGTATTCGTTTGTAAAGAATTAGATGTAGTGGACTTAAAAATGAAATAATTGTACTTTTCCCATGATTCCGAGGGATGGCAAAAATGTATCGCTGTCCTTCTTTTCGCAATAATCCATCTAATTCAGATAATAATTCACGTTGAAAGTCCCCAAATTCACGCCAAAATACCTTTGGGAAGTAACAAAGGGCAAAATATTCTCGATCAATTTCTGCTAATTTCTTTCGTAAACCTTTTTGACCGGTTAAATTGTTCTTGTGTGCAATGAGTAATTTCTCAATCTCCTCTTTTGTGAAATGTTTTTGAAGATATTTCAGCATCAATTGTTTTTCTTTTTTGTCCAATATTTCACCCCTTTCGTTAAAAAATGGTCTAAAAATACCACAAACTTTGTTGAAGCATATGCTGTCGGGGATTGCCAGCCCAAATAAGAAGGATACCCCCCCATATACACAAACAAAAAAAGACCGTCAATGATTGACCGTCCTACAATACAAATGTATCAAGTTCTCTTTCAATTTCTTCTTCCGTGATCCCAATATATCGTAAAGTAATTTCAGGATGACTATGATTTAAAATCTTTTGTAACTTAGCAACATCTTTTGTCTGCTTATAAAACCAGTAACCAAAAGTTTTACGCATGGTATGTGTTCCGATACCTTCAGTAATATCTACCATCTCTGCTGCTTTATTCAACTGTCTGTATGCTTGCGTTGGTGTTATCGGCTTGTCACCTTTACGAGAAGGAAATAACCATTCACTATCCAATGTTTTAATGTATTCTTGAATCTCATCGTATATATTGTTTAAATTGATTGTTCTAGCTTTTTTAGTTTTACCTTCTTTGATAACTACCTTTCTTTTTCTTCTCACGTCACTTACCTTAAGTTTAAGTAAATCTCCTACACGTAATCCAGTATTAATTCCAATCAAGAAAAGTATGTAATCACGTTCTGAACAATGGCGTTTTAGTGACCATTTCATATCTTCAATGAGTTGTTTGTCACGAATCGGCTGAACGTCTTTAATTTGATTCATGATATACCGCCCCTTTCAAATACAGAAAAATCAAGGATTTGAATGTACGATTTTTTTCTTAAGAGCAGTATATCATGAATTTTTAACAGAAACAAGAAAAATCAAGAAAATGAATGTAAGTTTTTATCTAAAAACATACATTCGATAAAGACAAAAAAACTTTTATTCTTCCTTTTCCTTCTTCAACATATCCAGCAATTCATTGTAATCTTGATCATCATTCTTCGATTCTTCAATGATAAGTGTTCTTTGATTAAGTCCTGCCTTCTCTAAAGCGTTTGTGAGGGCATTTAGCTGGGCATAGACCGTCTTTGTATTCTTGATGTTGCCGCGTGCAATGTCAACGATAATTTTAGATAACTCTTTTGAGTTAATACGTAGGATTCGCAATGCCTCCTTTAAACTTTCTTTTTCAAGCTGATCAATATACTCTTGTGCTTCTTTTCGCTTCAATAAATCATATATAGAAGCCCGATTTTTCCACCCACACGCTTCTGCAATTTCTTGAACGGTCATCTGTCCTTCGTAGTAAAGTCGCAACGCTTTAACTTCACGTTCAGTTAGCATATTTTCACCCCCTTAAACATGTTTGCGTTTGTGTGCAGACACACACATTTTCCACTCATCTTATTTCATATAGATTTAAATAAACATATAATCATATACTTATGTATAAAAAATAAAATAATCCCTTCACTCCATCCCAACCGCCTTTTTTACCTCTTCAATCAACTTCTCAATTTCCTTTTTCACAACCTCGTATTCTCTTTTTAACTCTTCACACTTCTTTTCATCTTCTCGATATATCTCCGTGCAACATTCTAACATCATCATTCGTGCCCTTAATTCATTCACCTTGGGCGTGTCAATCTTCAAAATATGTATACAGTCGCATTTATTGCATTTAATAAATTTCTCAAAAACAGGATCGCCTTTGTATATGCCAACCTTTTTCTTTCGTATCGACTTTTTTAACAAAAGCTTGAGATGACACTGTTCACATTCAAAAAATCTGTATGGCATTTTCTTGCCCTCACACTCAACAAAATCAATCGATCTCACTAATCCATTCCACTTCTGCATCTGAATTCATTATTACTCCTGTGTTCATCATCCTTTTAAAACATTCCTCATCGAAATTATCCTTCACAATAAAAATCGATGTATTTTTAGGTACTTCCATAATTTTACCATCTTTAATATAAGTAATCTGCTCTTTCATCAACATTCATTTTATCCCTCCATCTCCTTCAATTCGCTTACCAATTCCATCAACCCATCAATCATCATTTTCCGTGTCTCTTCATCACGTAAAACCTTAACAGCAAAATCATGACTACAACCAAGTTGATTTTTCAATTTTGTAATTAACTTATCCGTCTCTGAACTTTTTTTTGTCTAATTTTTCTTTTAAGCGACATCCAAAATATAAATCTTCAAATTCTTTTAAACTCAACCCATTCATAATAAACTCATAATTAAATCCAGTTTGTTTCATGATCGTTCCAATCATTTTATTAAGGTCTTTCATTATCTTCCCTCCACACTCGGCAAAAACTTAATCATTTCTTCGCCATTTCTAAAAATAACTCCACCGTTGTTAATCATTTTTTTGATTTCCTCATCTGTATAATTCCCATACTCAAATTTAATAAGATTATCAGGAATTTCTACAAAATCATCTTTAATAATAATTTTCATCTTTTTCCCTCCAATATTTTCAATTCATTGATATAAACCATCCTCCATCAATTCAATATCACCATTTACAAAATATTGTACGGTTCCAACGTGGTACCATTCTTCTGCACCTTTTCGTCTAATGTAATGGGCAAGCGTCACACTATCTTCAGCTTCATGAATGGTTTCCGTCTTTTTTCATACAAATCACTAGCTTTTATCATCTTCTTCCCTCCAAACAAAAAAGCACCCCGAAGGATGCCATACATTAATATCAAAGCCATTCTTTTAATTCCTGTACTTTCTTAGCAAACTTAGTCAGATGTTCTCTTATTTTTGTCTCATGTAAACTAATATTTTGTGTAGCGAATTGTAAATATTTTTCCTTTAATCGATGAGGAACAAACTGTTCTCCATTTCTCCAAGCATTTTTTTCTGCTTGTATAAGCGCTTGAACCCCCTCATTAATAATCCCTTCATCATATCCTTTTTCTTTTAACAACTCATATGCTTGAACCTTTTTATTAAACAATTTTTCTATATCTGGATCAATTGCATGTCCAAGTTCATGACTTACAATAATATAGACAACATCCTCTACTGGTATATTCATTCTATTTGCTTCTTTGTAAAATGCACTCTGATTAATCTCAAGCGTTTTTGTCTCAAAATTATAAGTTGCTGCACTTCCATCTTGAAAAAAATCAGCGACCATTAAATTATCAAAGCCATTTGAAGAAATAAAATCCTTTACCATTTGTAAAATATCCATCTCCAATCATCTCCTTAAATAATCACTTCGGCAAAAGGAGAGAACTTCCTTTTAAACTGGCACTTTCTTTTTATGTACAATTACCATAAAAAAGGCACCTCAAAATGAGGTGACGGATTATTAAAATCCTAATTTTTTTGCAACCCACTCTGTTCCAGCTTTACCTTTCATTTCTTCCCAACTTGAGAATTGTGTATTATTTCTAATATACTCATCAAATTGATTAATATCAATTTTATCAAAATCTTCTTCAGTTTGAATTTCAAAAGGACTTTTATCGAAAAATTCGTCAATACTAGTAAAATTTGTGTATTTTCTCATAAAGCCCTCATGAAATAATTCATCAAAACTTACAGAAACGCCTTTTTCAAGATCTTTTGTGGCATTTTGCATTTGCTTTAGTTTTTTTCTAAAATCATCAAAGCCTTTCATTTTAATTCCCATATAAATCGCGCCTCCTCCCTTCACTCCAATAATTCTACATAAGAGAGGAATTTCCTGTTAAAATATATAAAAATTTGTAATATTTTCGGTGGATTCGGCAGGACTCGAACCTGCGACCTTCGGATTATAAGTCCGCTGCTCTCCCGGCTGAGCTACGAGTCCAAAAAGAAAAAAAGTAAATCTCCCCTACTCATCATCAATACATATCTCTCAACAACATCAGCAAAACTAACAAAACTACATCTGACGGAACTGCCTTAAGTAATCGATCAATACTCATCTCAACTGTTCGCAGCAATTTCCTCATTTTGCTCATCCTTCTTTTGTTTGTAGTATTGTTTTTGGCATTCGTTGCAACAAAATTTCGTATTCTTGTTCACTATGTATTCAGCGCAAAACAAACACTTCTTCACAATATGTCCCTCAGTTGCGATTTCTTCAAATATTGGATACAAATCATATCTCCGCATGAAATTGTGTAACTTAGTATGCTGCCCTTTTTCAAGTACAAGCAAATTTTGTGGTCTATTGTCACTCGGATTCAAATTCAAATGATGTACTTCTTCGTTATCCCTTAATGGTCTACCCAACATCTTCTCAGCAATATAAATATGCTGATATAAATAGCCAGCCCACTGTCCATGTTTAATTGATTTTGGGTGATCCGGTTTGTAAATCAATATGTATCCATTCGATTTCTTATCCTTTTTCATCTTTTGTTTCATTCACTTCAACTCCTCCAAAATAAAAAACACCCCGAATAAGGATGTTTTATCAATCAACTTAATTTGTTCTCTTCGCTATCTCCATCACTAAAATTCTTTTGTTTTCTTTTTTCTTCAATTTTTCTGTTTACACTATCAATAATAATCATTTTAATAATTTCAATAATACGTTCATATTTTTCTTTGCTAGTCACATTGATTTTTACCTCTCGTATGATTGGAACATTTTTCGGTCTTGGCATATTGATCCCTCTTTCATGCTGTTCATCCATTTTAATGTACAAAAAACAAAAAGGGGTATCAATCATCGATTCTTTACAGAAAAGTAAAAAAGCTACATTTCTAAATGTCGCTTTCATCCAGATGAAATCTAATCCTCAAATGACAGCTTAAATGTTAAAAATTCTATAATGTAACTTAAATAAAACATTGATAGAAATATTTTCCAAAAAGTTGTATCAACTCCCCACAAATCTAATAATTCCTGACCTAAATAACTCGCAAGAAGTAAAAATATAGCTCGAAATGTTAGCGATAAAATAAACTCTAACAAATTTATACCCCTTTCTTCATTTGTTCATCATTATTAACAGGCTCCCAATCATCAAATGGCACATCTTCTTCATCGCATCGCAAAACATACTTAATGTACGCATGACTATATTAAAAAACTCGCGTACATTCTGCTTAAAAACAGCATCTGCATGTAACCACCGTTCCATTTCCGTTTCAAATCGCTCTGAAAACTCTTGATTCCATTCGCCATCATCATTCCAAAATTTCACGCCATTATCTTGTAAAAACCGTTCTAAGAAATCACCCCAACTCGTCAAAGCATTCACAAAATCTTTAAACTCTTCATTCTTCGCTACTCTTCCTGCTATCTCGTTGTATATGTATTCTTCAATATCCCTTTCGCTATACGGCACAAATACATATTCGTCACCGACTAAAAACACATGATGTCCTTTTGGGGCAACGATCATTCATTGTCATCTCCCTTTTTGAATTCCGGTAAATCTACTTTCGGTATGGGAATAGTACGCAATGTGTTTAGTTTCATTGCTTCCTCAAGTGACTTCTTAAAGTCAACACTCCCAAGCGCCTTTTGCAATTTCGGATCTGACTTCAATGCTTCAATCAATGAATTATCTTTCTTTTTTCGTTCTTCAACATTAACTTCTTTTTTAACTTCCTGTTTCGATTCAATCAACATCTTTACAAGCAATTCAAGTTTCTCTAATCGCTCAAGAATAACTCGCATATCCTCTTCCATCTGGAGTAAAAACCGTTTTGCTATACCATCAAAAAGTAAATTGTTTGCACCTTTTGCAGTATTAAAGATTAGTTGTTGCAATTCTTCTTCACGCATATCAATCAATCGTTTGTTTCTCATCGTTTCTTCTCCTTTCTTTTTTCAATTTGTTGCTGCTTTTCTTGATATTGCTTTTGATACTCTCTAAACAATTGCTCAAACGTCTTTTTTCTGTTCTTCAAACAATCATCAACTCCACTAAAAAAGATGAGGCAGGATTTATCGTCCTGCCTTTTGAAAAGGGTGTAAATATATAATTATAGGAGGTTTGAAATATGGGATACAGTATCGTGTCTATGCTTATATTTAACGACCGAGCAATAGACGGGCACTAGAATAACACTGGCGATGCGGTCAGAAAATCAATCTACAAAAAACAGTGATACTCCGAATATCTCTTCAATCTTCTTCACCACTTTCTTAGACGGTTTCCTTTTACCATTCTCAATTAGAGAGTACAACGACTGGCTAATCCCTAATTTTTTTGCCATCTCCATTTGAGTAAAACCGTTCAATATCCGCAATTTCTTGATTTTTGACATCACCTCTCACCTCGTTTTGTTAAATGTAATAAATTATTAATTTCCTTATAAAAAAAATAAGACAGCCGGAGAAGGATGGCTGCCTAAAAATAAAGAAAATGGAGGAAAAAATGACCAGACTGTTGCAGATCTCTCACACATATAAAAATGAGAAATGAATTAGTAATACTTTGTTTGTTGAAGAAATTACAAAACAAAAAGAGCAAGTAAAAAACATTACTTGCTCCCTTCACTATATTATGTACTTTATCCTAACCCATTTTGTAATATTTTATTAATTTAGCTAACTTTATTATTAATATTTCTTAATTCATTATGTAGATATTTAAACTCTTTATGTATGTAGTTTGTTAATACTGTCGTACACTGGTACACAATATTACGTTTCTGCTCAAGTGTCAACTGCGGTATTTCATTCCGTTCTAAAATGGATTCTAACACTGCATATGTCTCTTTTGCTTTTTGCCCCTTAATCTTAACACGATTCAGATTATCAATAATGATGTCAAAGATGGTTTCTCCTGTTTCTTTTCTATTAGCTTGCAACTTTTCGAAATCTTTAAACCCTTTAACAATAACCTCTCCTTTTCGATAATGTTGTTTGAGCCATCCGATAAAAACAGCCCATTTTACATCAATAATATGTTCCTTTAGGCTAAACTTTTCAACATTTGCAATGGCAATAAATAAATCAACAATTGCTTGGGCTTTTGGTAAATTATGCTTGTTTCGTGCAATTTTCCATTGTTTGTATAGATTATTAATTACTTGCGCTATTTTCTTTTCATGTTTCATGAATGCTTGCTCAGAAATCCCGATTCTCTCTGCAATCTTTTCTCTTGACTCTGACCCCTTGCTAAAATCATAATTGTAATGTGTATAGTAATCTTTGATATACGGATACACTTCCCGTTGTCTTGGTGTTAGATGCTCTTCAATATCAACGACTTGAAGAAATGTTTCAAAATCATCCTCATCGGCTAATTCCCTGTATTTTTTAAACAATTCTTTTTCAATTAAGTGCTTCTTATTTTGATCATGAATAGATTCCTTTACAAATTCCCTTTCTTTGAGTCCGTCTTGATTGATGGACTCGTTTCCATACTCTTTTTTCACTAAAGATTTGAATTGATTTTTAACCCAACCACTAAACCTCTGTGTTAATTCTTTCTCATGTAAATTAGCAATAGCATGTTTTTGATTGATTTTCGGGAGTTGCTTTCCAAAAAAGTCAATAACAAAATCCCAATACTGTGAATCAAAATCTTCCTTATTAAAATACTTTTTATAACCTAGTTTGTTATATAGATAATTATGTATTTTGTTTAAATCATCGACACTATATGTAATTGATGTACGTACCTCAATACTTTTCCCTATTTTTACTACTTTTTTATGTTCAACAACTAATTGTTCAAATACACCAAATTCACCATTTACGTAGCCAACACAAAAATCTTTAAATGTATTAAATTTTCCATTCAATTTCTTTTCCATTCTAATTCCTCCATTTATTTAAAATTTTTCTCTTTTTCATCCAAACACCACCCACAAACATTTGCTTTCTTCCTGTCATTGTCATTGCATTTGTCATTGCCATTTGTCATCTTCTCCTTTTCATCACATTGTTTTTGTTTGCATTCTGTTTGGCTGCTTACCGTCTGTTCATTTTGTATTCTTTGTAATTGTTGAATGCTCATTAATATCCTTTTGTTTGCATTTGACTCTAGTCATGTGTTGGACTCGAAATTTTCACTCCACAAAGTTGTGGAGTCAATTATTCATCAACACCAAGAAGAAAGCGAAACATTTACCCTCATGTGACATCACCCCTTTCAAATCTTGACGCGCTGTTTACAGATTGTTCCGAGTAGATTGCCACTGCAATCTTACTCATGTTTCGATGCTACGCATTCGAGAATTAACATTTTTGACTCATTTGTAATTGAAAAAATATAATTAAAATTATTCAAACCCTTGTCGCTCTAGGCTTCAACGGACTTTCTTGACATATTAGACCTATTTTTTTATGTTTTTCTTTGTCAATGTTCTAAAATGCTTGATAAATAAGGATTTTTAATACTTTGTGAAAATTTTATATTAAATGTTTGAAAAATATTGATATATCAACGTTTTTAATACTTTTTTGACATTCACATAATTTATTGTAGATTGAAATTGAAGAGAAAAATTTTATATTAAAATCGATGAAACCCTTATGGTTGTAAGGTTGGAGCCACTTTCTTGACATCGATGCTATAATATAAATAATCACAAATAAGCGTATGCTTATTTTGACCTTTCAGTTGTAAACAGCATGTCAATTTGTATATAATTAGGGTGCTACAAAGTACTTCTGTTGCTCTTTAAGCTTGAGTTTTTGAAATTGAGGATGCTTTTTGACTCTGTTCCATACAATTGTCCCAAATTGCTTTTGAACATCTGATTTGTGTATTTTCTTTTGTCCATCGTTGACAAGTATATATATGTGTTGTACGATTTGATCTACTTTAGTCGGCTGTTTAGTAGCCGATTTTTCTTTTTGCTCATCTTTCGGCTCAATTGTTTCTGTTAGCTTTGCATTCTTCATTTCTTTAAGTACCATATGTACAATTTCTTCATCCTTTGTAACTATGTAGAATTTCCCCTTTGGGTTTGCATTGCGTTGGATACGTTTCATTGATTGATATATTTCTGCTGCTATATAACCTTCCTGTATCGCTCTGAATTTAGCATTTTTGAATTTGCCCCTATTGTCTACTTGTAGACTATTCTTTCCGAGCGTTTTGTCTGCATATTGCATGTAATGAATAAGATATTGAGCGTTTGATATGTTTGGTGTTCCAAGTATCCAAACATTGTCAAAATCGCTATATGTATTTTTCCCGATAAGATTGCCGAACCATGCGATAGCATATGATTGTTCGTTGTAATCTGGATCAGTTTCCTTTTCTTTTTCCTTCCAGACATCATCGTTAAAAGCCTTTTTCATATGACCGTATAGCGTATCTGCGAATCGCTTCTGAATGACGAGAAGTGTTTTTTCTCCATTAATGTGCCGTTCTTGTATCATCTGTGTGATATTTTCGAAGTACTTCTTTTCATTTGCTGCAATTGTACTTTTTGAACTATTCATTTTGATATGTATGTATTTGCTTTCAGAATGGTCTATGAGCCGTGTTTGACGCTGAACTTTGAATTTACTATGCACTTCGTATACTCCATCTATTCCGGCTGATGCATCAAGAATAATATTATTTTTGAGCCCCCAGTGTTTGTGTCGTCTGTTTAATGTGTGGAGTTCTTCGCTGTTGTGCAGAGCTAATACATTTTTGTCATACAGAAGCAATACCGTATCAAGAAAATTCTCTAGTTTGCGTTTAATTTTAAGATCGTGCTGATGTTTGATTTCATCCTGCATCATATCTTTAAATTGTTGTAGTAGCTCTTTTTCGATTTTTGGATAAATTCTTGTTATCGCTGTTGAATTGTTAGTTGCTAATTCATTAAGTGTTCGACAAGCTTTGTCAAACAGTTCACTGTTTTTGAATGATATGTACTGACGAACATAGCTATATATTGCATAAGAATATTTGTATATCGGGAAATTAACCTTTTCATCTAAAATGAGCGTATGTCTGCCTTCTGTGAAAATCGCCCGTTCTGCATCGTTTTCACAAAGGTCTATGTATCGTTTGTGACTAATGATGATGACTTGTTTTCGTTGCAATTCCTTCGCGTTCTTCTTCCACTTCTGCCAATTCTCTGCCGTGATAACGACTACATGATTACGAATGAAGCTGTTTTCTTGTATTGTTTGTGCCGATCGTTCTGATTCATCGTTGAAGCGTTTAACGATTAGAAATTTACGACCTGTGCTAAATCTTAAATATTCACGAATTGTCAGGTCTGTATATCGACTTTTGCCCAGTCCTGCTTCAAAGTTGACCACTTTAAATATGTTTTCACCTGTTTCATCTTCCGTTATCAGTTTTCGCAAATAATCAATCTTTTGTATATACTTGTCACCGTATTTTTGATAATAGGCATCATCCTTTTGAATAATCTGCTTCGTCTCCATGCTCTCACCGCCCTTCTGTCATTTGAGCTAAGAAAGCATGGAATTTCTGATCTTTTTTGTACTGCCCCAATGCTTGCCGAATTACTTCTGAATCGTTAAAAATAAATACTCTGCGGTTTTTAGAATTCAAATCCGGTTCAACACCAAGAAGAAGAAATCCCTTACATTGCAAATAGATTGCTAATTTACGAGAATGAATGATTAACGTTTCCGTCATTTAATTCCCCCTTGTTTTCATGATGTTACAAAATCAGTAACATCATTATCTTTAACAAAATTCAGTTTTTAACGCGGTTATCGTGTGTTTCGATGTAGCGTCTATATGCTTCTAAATTCTCTTTCTTCAAATCCATTTTGCCGTTTTCATATTGAGAGATGGCTGCACTTGTGATACCGATTGCCGAAGCAATTTCTTTAATTTTGATTTTCTTCTCTCTTCGCATGATCGTGTATATATGACGTTGTTTTAGATTCACTACCCAATCCTCCTTATCATTAATAAATTAAGCATTTCGAGGGTAAAAAAAGAGTTACCCCCGAAGCGAAGATTAAATATAGTTAATGTCAGTCTATATGTATTTTTAAAGTTAAAGTATGTACTATACACTATTTTTCTTTTTGTTACGTTTCTTCTTTTGTTGCTGATTCTTGATGAGAGGGTTTAAGTCATCAATCATTAGAAGTATTTTCTCATGTTGCGGATTCTTGAAGTGTTCTGAATTCTCCAGTCAGCAAAAAATTGCTTAATAGATCTCTTCCCAGTACGTCTACATTACATTTCCCCTTCTTTTAATCGTTCCTCGATAATATTAAGCAACTTGTCAATGTACTCAAGATAATATGGGTATACATCATCGTCTTTATCTTTCAAACTAAATACCGCATCCTTTACTTCTTCAATCAGATGATCAGTTCCATTCTTCTTTTGTATCTCAACAGCAACATCCACGATTGTTTTTTCCATTTTCACTACCCCCTTTCAATTTTTAAAAATTTATTGTTGACACCTTCACTTAACTAGTTTAATATATAGTTAGGTTAAAATATAAAATGGGATAATTATGCGTTTGTGAAGACATCAAACTTATATTAACATATTTTTCTATTAAATGTCAAAGAATTATGGGGTTAAAGGATACGTTTAAAACGTGTCTTTTTTATTTTTTAACCAATCGTAATTTAGGTCTCATACGCTCTAATTTCACTAGCTGCAAATATTCATCATATGTTGCTTTGTAAATGGGTAATTTTCTTTCAAAAATTTCATCAATCTTATCCAACATTCGTTTCCGCAATTCAGGATCACGGTCTTTTGCTTGCATCAGCGAGTCAAATATCATTTCTCCGAACGTGTCATTGTAATCATCTTCAATCTTGTCAACAAATACGGCATCAAGAAATGTATTACGGTCAATGCGCTCTGGAAGATTGCGAATAGTTTCTTGACTGCGCTTTGAACGGTCAAGCGTTAAAAGGCTTAAGAATTCGTTCTTTGAAATCGTTGCATCGCCGATGAACATGTATTCGAGATACTTACGAAAGTCGATTGTACCTTGTTCAATCGTTAATGCATCAAGCGCATGATGATGAAGATCATATAGTGTTTCTAGTGCTTGCATAGTACGTTTGTTTTGTTTCGGCTTTGCTTTGATACATTCGACAAGTGTTTTTAATTCACTAAGATCGTCAATCAACTTCGCTCGCAATCGTTTAAATTGTCTATGTAGCTTCTTGTATTGCGACCAAATCCGTTTTAAATACACAACAACGTTGAAGATTGAGTATGAATCGGCATTTTCAGCATAGTATCGAACCATATGCCATTTCTCTTCTCGACCATGCACCACCATTTCCAACATTTCCTCGAATGCTTCCGATGACATTTCCTTTTTGTTCATTAAAAGAAGGTATGTCATAATTTTTTCGTATATCGTTTGCTCATACATGAGAATATCTCTGTTTGCACTCATGACATGCTGATGAAAATTAGTAATGTCCTGTTTAATTTTTGATTCGATTATATATAGTTCATTTTTCAATTGAATTGCGTTCATTTGCATTCCCCCTTGATTAATAGTTTTCCTTCTTAACACGTTGAGGATGCTCCTCTTCATACAATTCTTTCATTGTTTTCCCTACATATTTTTCGAGTAATTTAACTGATTCTTGATAGTTTAGATTTGTTTTTACTGTTTTCTCTTTTGTAATCTCGTCAATAACGCCAAGATACTTTAAACCGTCAATCTCATTGCTAAATGCTGGTTGATGAAATGTAAAACCCTCGATCTCATACATGATGAAGTATACTTCTTTTTCAACATATTCAATATCGTATCTTTCTCTTTCTAAGTGAAATTCAACAAAATCATCTAATTTTTCATATTCACATGCCCCTGTATTAAAATACTCTCCTTTTAACTCCTCAATTTGGTTCTCAATTTCTTCTTCCGTCAATGGAATTGCTACTTTTTCTTTGACAATCTGTTTTTGAACATGATACCCAACTACATTCACGTAACCATCATCAATTAATTTATTTATGACTGCATTTTTAAGTGCGTAATGTTTTAATTCTCTCGTTTTGCATGATTGAGTTGTTGAGTGATCTCTTCTTTTATAAGCTGTTCTTTTTGCATCTCTACTCGCTTTTGCGGATTTGTTAATTTGATATAGTGCTTCAGCAAGATTCTGTTTTGTTATTTCTACTTCTTTAACTTTCTTTCTTTTTAACGGTGTACAATTTTTAATATGATACAAACAATAGATTCTTGATCCATAAGGTGTCCTCATTGAAATTGTCGCATCATACATACCTTCATCTTGAGGTTTATATCCTTCTTTTTTCCATTGTGTTTTAGTTTTCAATTCGGCAGGAACACTTTCCCATTTTGTAAAATGTTGTTTTTCTGATGTTACTGTTATCACCTTTCATCCCCCTATTTTCTTATTTTTATTAGTAAAAAGCGCATATGCACCTACAATTACATCACCTCCTTAAATATTTGGTAATTATTTCTCCTTGTTTCTATCATTTGCTGAGTTATCTTTTAGTTGTCAAGGAGCGAAACGAGTTAATCGAAATTATGAATATTTTCCGGTAAGGTTTTCTAATTCATCGATAAATTTTTTGTTGCTCTCAAGCATAATATCAACTAGATCCCAGAGAATACTTATTTCTCTTTCACTTTCACTTTCCAGGATAAAATTTAATACATTTTGAATTAAACTCATTTTAAACCTCATATCCGCCTCTGACTCGGATTTTAATATTACTTTTTTGTACAAGTTTAATATCAATTCATTCATGTCGTTTAAATCAAATATTTGAGAAATAGAACCTCGTTTCTTCTGTAGTAGTTCAATTTGAGCATCGTATTTTCTTTCGAGATGCATGATGTGAATATCCCGCATCTCTTCTTCTGTTAATTCGAGTTGAAAATACTCTTGTGGAATATCAAAAAGTTTCGACAATTGTTTAAGTCTTGCATCTGGTATTTTTTTCTTCTTAATCCAATCATAAACACTTTGCCTTCTTATACCAAGTTCATCGGCTAATTGATTTGGATTACTATTAAAAATTTCTAAAATAAACTCTAAACCAAACAT